AAGAAGAATTGAATGCTCTACACAAGGAGAAGATGCAGAATGAGGAGAAGGCAAAGCAGGAGTTTGAGGAACGTGTGCGTGAGACAAAGAAGCAGGCAATCATGGATAATATTGAGAAGGCAAAGAAGAGTGGTAATGTATTGACACAAACAATGGACGAGGAAGGTAACCTAACAGGAGTAAATGAGAATGTCGATTTTGAACAAAGAGAGGCAACCACTAGCGAGGCTACACAGTTGAGAAACGAGTTGCTATTGGAACAAAAGAAGGCAGCAGATGCCAATAGAATTGAAACAATTGAAGAAGGAAAGGAAACAGAAGACTAGAAAGGAAAAACAAAAATTGATATAAAATATTTCAATAATTCTATATCAACTAATTAAACAGAAGACAGTTAAATAAACTATGGTAAGAAAGATTATTCGTAATAGAAGACCCCGCTTTCACTCTCCTCGTTTGTTGCATAAATCGGGAACAGGATTTGCATACAATGCGATGGAGTTGTCAAACCAGCAGATGGATTCCCATAAATGGACCACTTTCTACAGAATATTCAATCAGTATGCACAGACTCTTGGACTAAATAAATATATGTATAGCGCATTGTGTAATAATGATTTGGACGTCGAAGAAAAGTTTGAAATCCTTGGACGATACAATGAGAACATCTTCATTAGTGAGCAAGAAAAATTAAACTATTGGTATTGTTGGATGCAAAGCCAGAAACGTTACTACGCGTTTTGTAGACTAGCATTTCTATGGAAATACAAAAAAGCAGAGTATAGGAACTCGCAAGATATGTCATTAGAACCAATTGATAAAAAAAAATCAAATGTAATTACTGTGTATCAAGACGGGAACAAATATCTATTCAAAATGAATGAGATCAATCGTTTGATAAAAAATGCTCTATGTAAGCATGAATTTGATACTCCTGTTCCTTGTTCTTGTAAAAACCCTTATAACAATATTCCTTTCACAAAAAGTGAGTTGTATAATATGTATTTTGCCATTCAATACAGCAACATTGTTCCCGATGTTATCTTTACTCGGTTCTTTCAGGCAGGTTTTAATATGAAACTCTTCTATCGAAACAATCATTGCTTGCTAAATCAAGAAATGATCAAAAATAAATACAATTCTATTTACACAGAAAGACACTTTGCCAAAGAAGTAGTAAATATGCTTGAAGACGTTGCTGAAATTAGTAATGGATATATTAATATCCCACGCAACAAGGAGGTTTCTAATCAATTGCGACCATTCTTGAAATTGTATTATGAATATATCTATTCGTCCGATAGCTATACATGTAACGAACGCAAACGCGAACTATTATATCGTTTGGATCAAATCATTAGAAAAAATCCATTGTTTGGAAAAAAATGCAAGCGACACCTACATTCGTTTGATACAAACTCACCTCCTAGTTATTATTTCAATCTAACCATGGAACTTTACCGCAACCAAACCGCTATAGATGATATATATAATTCCCATCTGGATACTAATTTCATTCATAACGAAGAATTTCCCTATGAAATAAGACCAAGACGACGTAGACACATCATATATAGCAGTAGTAGTAGCAGTTCGGAAGAAGGAGAAACAGAATCTATATCTGCATCGACTTCCATATTGAATCCTCCTTTCAATAATTCTACTCCATCTAACACTGGTGGTAATTTGGCTCGTTTGATATCCACTAGTAGCAACTATCTAACACCCCCACCAATTCCCTTTCCAAACGTTCCAGAAACTATACCTGCTTTAAATCTCTCTGCTATTACCAATACAGATGCTTCTTTTCAGTCTCCGTTATTTAACAATGACGATGAAGAAGATAATGTACAAGATCTTGCTCAACTTATTATTCGTTCTTTAACAGAAGAACTTGACCCTGACTATCAACCCAGGAATTATCGTGAAGACGCATAATTACTGTATACTCTGTATTTACCACTTTGATTTCTTTACATTTATACTTGGTGTATTTTTTTTCTTTGATTTACTTGGGTCATATGCTTCGTCTTCATCGTCAGACCCCATATTCTTAGAAATCTCCCAAAACTCGTTGGAACCAAGACGGAACTTAGGATGATTTTCTGCTTTATACCAAAATATTTGCTCATTTAACTTGTTTGATTTTGCATTATTATTTATCACTAAACATTCGTAATTCTCTGTGGTTTGATCCATGACTGAACAAAAAGATTCCAATGTAGGGAACATACTCGCATAATTCTCCCAAATACGCTTTCTATTTGTTAAATACGGCTCACGTAAAATAAATACATAATCAATGTTTGTTCTCAGGTTAGGAGGAATACCCAATGGATATTGCATAGTAATAATCAGCATAATTTTCCAGTGACGACCATTCATAAATAACAATCGCATCATTTTATCACGCGTCCATCCTTGGTCATATAGACAATCATCCAAGATAACAAAAGCACGAGGGTCTATTTTTGAGCGATTATAAGTTTGTATTTCTTTGTTCATTTGCTTTAATGCTGTCTTTTGGCGTCGAAGAATATTCTCGATCAAAACGGTATTGTATTCTTCGTGGATGAATAACTTGGGAACGTGTTCGGAATAAAAACCATTACCTGCTTCTGTTCCGGATATAACCGTTCCAATGGGAATATCTTGATGGTAAAATAAAAGGTCTCTTACCAAGAACGACTTACCAGTATCACGACGACCAATCATAACAATTACCGGACCTTTGTTTTCATTTGGTCTAAATGTAATTTCCCTCATGTTAAATTTTTTTAATTCTAATGACATACGTATACTAATCAATTACAAGTTTTTCATTGATTTCAAACGAAGAATATCTATCAATATATACAAAATATCAATTAGAAATAGATAGAATAAATAATTTTACTGTATTATCACAATAATAATTATTGTAATAATAGTTTTAGGTAGATGGGTTTAAATATACCATTTATTTTGTATTTAGGGATTATACTTCTAATGAAAGCCCAATTATCAGAAAAATTTGTTACTGAACAATACCTAAGAGAACAGTCTTTTTCCACTATAAAAGACCAATTAAAAAACAACGTATATAATTTACAGCATTATTTCCCATTATATGACCACTTTATTACTGATACTTCGGCAAATGAGAATATTGCATTAAATCACACATATCACATTGTCGATTTACAACATAGTTATCATAGGTCTAATAGCAAAGAGGTTGTGGAAACTCCTATTTTTATAAAATATTCTCCATTATTGGATCCTTTGCGATACATGGTTGGTAAATATAACAAGCATAATGACTTGCGAACATTACCTTCTACCGTGAATAATGAACCAGTTCATCCTAAATTATTAGACTGTAATAATGCTTCTTATGTAGATGGGTTCTTTTGCTTTCTTACCAATCAAATGAAACATCATCATGGATTTGTGCACGGTCTTGATTATTATGGTTCTTTGTTGGGAATTCAACATAAATTTAAAATAGATGTGGAAGATGATCTTGACTATTTGACGGATTCTGAATTTTTTAATGATCATCTGGGAAAACTATTTACTGTTGAAAATGTTTGTATTGAAAAGTTTGTTTCTAATAGCACACGTTCTAAACGTGATAAACTAGTTATTAAAGGTTCTACGTTGAAATGTAATATTACTTACAATAACCTAGAATCCCTTTCCAGTGATAATGATACTGCCTTAGCTCCTCTTGAATTGGTGACCGATATTTCACCTCCTGAATTGGAGATTAATGAAGAATTACACAATAGTGATGATGACAGTGATAATTCTTCCATTTGTAATACCAGTGATTCGGAGATGGAGGAACTAAGTGAATTGGAACAATGTGAGGAAGATGAGGAAGAATCTAGTGATGATTCTGACGGTGAAGATTCTTCACCAGTGTATGCTTATATTGATGATTTCCCTGTACAACTGATTTTTATGGAAAAATGTACGAACACATTGGACCACTTGTTTGAACATAACAATGTGACGGATGAATCTGGTTCTGCTTGGTTATTTCAAATTATAATGATTTTAGTTACATATCAACAGTGTTTTTCCTTCACACACAATGATTTACATACCAATAATGTTATGTTTGTAGATACCACTATTCCTTATTTATATTACACATACAAACAACAAACGTATAAGGTTCCTACGTTTGGAAAACTGTTTAAATTAATTGATTTTGGACGTTCTATTTATAAATATAATGGACGAACTTATTGTAGTGATAGCTTTGCACCAAGCGGAGATGCTCACACTCAATATAATTGTGAACCTTATATGGATGACACAAAACCGCGTCTAGATCCTAATCCCAGTTTCGATTTATGTAGATTATCTTGTTCCATTTATGATTTCATT